TCACTTATCCTTAATCATTCCCTTCTGATTAATTTTTCCCTCTATAATTAATTTTTCAAGTTCCTTCAAATCTTCCAACGTAGCTTTATTCTTTATAAAAGAACGCGCAGCTGAACGAGATTTTAAATAGTTTGAATGTTCTTTGTTCTTGCTTTGCCATTCCTTATTTGCTTTCAACTGCGCGTCAGAGGTCGTTTTATTCGTCATAATTAATCACTTCCTATTTTTTATTAAATATACTAAACAAGCTAATGTAGTCAGTATAGCAATGATGGTCAATGCTGTGTTCTGAAAGTAACTAGCGAGTCCGTTAACGCATATAACAATTAATATAACCCAGATATATTTATTCATAATTTATGAAAGACGTGATATACTTTTAATAGAGGGAGGGGAGTTTCACCCCTCTGGTCACTTGTCCTTGTTTTTGTCTCTCTTGCGTAATGTTGTCAGCGCTACTACAAGAGTGATGATTTCAAGGACTGTTTTTATTTCCTCTAAAACATCTTTCACTTTCTCAACTCCTTTCTATATTTATATTATAATATTGCAAGCATTTCTATAAAATAATTTAAAAAATACCCCGAACCAGAAAGTTCGAGGTCGCTGTTATATTAAGCAACTAATAGTTGAATGAAATTAATAGATGTAAAACATCTATGGGTATATTATTGCATAAACTATTTCTTACTTCAAGAGAGATATATATTAAAATTTAGTCCTAATTACCTCTTGATTAAAAGAACGTTTGTTCGTATAATTTTAACAAGAGGTGACAAGTATGTATAATTTGATTGACAATGAGTTAGAAAATACAATAGTTTTAATTGATGCAATGAATCGCAATTGGTCAATAGAGATTTTATTTTTAAAGAATAATCATCATATGCGCTACAAGTATGTAGTGCCTGTTTTTATCGACTATGAAAAACAGATAGTTCAACTACAACGTTTTGACGAGCGCATATTTGATATCAATATAGAAGATATTGTTTTTTGTGAGGTTATGATATGAGAGTATATTCATTTAATGATTTTAAGTATATTTGTTATATAGAAGGGAAGGAAGGGGCAGTAAAAAAATTATTCAGCGGACTAGCATCAGAAAAAGTACTAAATAAGTATGTCAAAGAATATGAAGTATCTGATATATACAGTATTTACAGAACAGTAATACCAAATAAAAAGCCCTGACACATTTGCCGGGGCTCATTTTTTATTGAATTTCTTTTCCATTTATATTTAATTGAACAATACGCATAGAACCTGTCATACCAACAATATTATCAACTTTAAAGTCAGAAGCTTGGTATCCATCGCCAGTGAGCGTTCCCCAAATTTCTACATTATCGCCAACAGCCGCGTCAAAGTCTTCGGAAAAAACAGGCATTACATAACCGACGTCATTTTTTACAAGCCATGCGGACTCTCCATCGACCTGTAATTTTTGTATTATTTCACCAGAAAAATGGTATCTTTGCCCTGTAATATTTGTTGTATCGTTATTGTATAAAATTTTCCCTGCGGTAGCTGTATACCTTTCACTGCCTTGCTCTGCCTCGTCTTTAAATGAGACATTCTCTGATTCTTTCTTGTCTTCTTTATCACTCCCCGTCAACGTAACAGTTTCCACCTTATTCAATACGCCATTTTTAATAAACTGTCCATCGAAAGTTTTGTCGGCTTCTTTTATTTTTTCTTGCACTTTTTTACTTTGCTCTTCAAGCGGCAATGTTGTATATGTAAGTGTGTAATTGCCCGGCTTAACGTCCTCAAAAGTTCCTTTAATGCCGCCCAGAACACCAATTTCACCGGTTTGTTTTTCTAAAGTGGTACCATCCTCGGATTTTTCCGAGATTTCGAATAACATACCGCTTGGTAAATCTGTGTCAATATTCGCTTTAATAGTGTTATCGCTTGTCTTTGTCTTTTCTTTAATCTCGTCGCCATAGCGTTCTGTTTTTTTAGCGTTTTCTGTGTTAGATTGAGCATTACAGCCAACAAGCAATATAGCGCTAATTAGCAGCATTAAAGCTATAACTCCCTTTTTCAAATAAATTCCTCATTTCTTTTTCGTTTTCATTTTTATAAATTCTATATACTTCATTATATCATTGTAGTTTTCGTCTGTAAAAGCACTTTCACTTAACAACGCTAATACTTTTGCAGCATCCGTAATATTTTGCGTGTCATCAACCAGATACGAAACGGGCACATGAAAATAGTCAGCAATTAGTTTTACTTTGCTTATGCCGGGATCTACAACGCGCCACCTGCGAATGGAGCCGCGAGCAATGCCCAGATTTTCTTCAAGTACTGTAATAGAAAGTTTTTGCGCCTCAGCAAGCGCCTCAATTTTATCTACTAACAAATAAATTCACCTCACCAATGATAGCTCTGTATTGTTTGTTCATATATAGTACGTTCATATAATTCAAGTCTTTTTTTCGCTAATTTTTTAGAAACATTAAATTTTTGCATAACATAATAAAGTACTTCCGCACGAGTTTTCTCATAGTCGACTTTGCGCAGTAGGTGAAGCGGAACAAGGAACCTTTCCGCAAAATTGTCCGCTTGTTTTTCTTGATAGTCAATGTAAACCTGTCGACTTTTAAACTGATTCCCCGCGTGTAACATAAAGTGCCCAAGCTCGTGCGCAAAGTCATATAACTGTTCTTGCTGCGTTTTACTTTCGTTAAGTATTATATAGTAAGTTCCTTCATAATAACCGTGAAAACTAGCTTCATCCGCGTATCTCAATATAAGGTTTAACTTTGCGCAGACGTTATGCGGTAATACGTTTCCGGCTTCTATCTCTAGTTTTTCATAAATTCTGTAAATCATATCATCTAAGTAATTCATATAATCCCACCTTCGTAATTAATAACAGAACACTTGTTCTTATTTTAATACGAAACAGAGATTTTAGCAATAAAATCAATTAGTCATTTTTATGTTCTTGTTTTAGCACTTCCCAAATTCCGCGCAGTTGGCGAAGGCGCTCTTCGGGGCTGTCGGCTAATTCACGCATGAATAACTGCAGTTCAGGGTCGTCTTGAAAAGCTTCGAATTCAGCGTCAGACCCACGCCCAAGCAAATAATCGACAGAAACATCGAAAAAATCGGCAACTTTTTGAATTTTATCAATTGAGGGCTTATTAGTATCCCACCGATATATAGTACTATTTTTCAATTCTGTTCGACGTTCTAATTCTGCGATGGTAATTTTATGTGCAGAACAAAGTTTTTTAATACGCTCAACAATAGTCATGTCAACAATCCTCACTATTCACACGAAATTATACCTGTAAATTTACATAAAATAGTTGACAATCTGTAAATTTGCAGTTAAACTAAGTGTAGTTAATATGAATGGCACAAAAATACTTAAATGAAAATGTTGGGGAACATCTTTTTAAATCATTTGTGTGTCGCTCTGTACTTACATATTAGCAAATTTACAGTTTATAGTCAATAGTTGTCGTGAAATATGCGGCTTAAGTCGTAAAGGAGGGAGGCATTGAGAAGTACATTTACTAAGATACAAAATAATGTAATTGAAGATGAGCGTTTAAATTTACAAGACTTAGCGCTATACTTAGCACTTTGTAAATTCGCAAATAACAAAACTCAACAATGTTATCCGAGCAAAAAATCATTACTGAAAGTTTCACGCATAAGTGACAAGTCGTTCAGGAAGGCGCTAAAACATCTTATAGAATACGGATATGTAAAAGTTGAAACCCGCCTAAGCACTGACGGGAAGCAATTATCTAACATGTATACCCTGGTAAATATGCCATAGTGGGGGTGGTAAAAACACCATGGTATCCCTGGTAAATATACCATACGAACTATACTTCATTATAACTAGACTCTATTATAACTAGACTTCAAAGTACACCGCGCTAACGCACGGTCATACCTTTTAAAACAAAAATCTCTTCTAGAAAGGAATGGCGTCATGAATAACTACAATAATATAATGCTAGAACTTGATAAAGATAGTACTTATATAACGCTGATTTTTAAAGAAAATAAGGCTTTTATGAAAATGCTTGGGGGCGCTGATAGTAGAAAATATTTAGCAGCAAAAGCTGAAACAAACCGCTACGTAGCCGACGCCATGTTTGCGGCGGGAAAGCGGGCCGCTTATGAATGAAAATGAATGCTACTATGCTGCAAACCTAATCACATTCTACGCGGGGCAAGAGCTTATAGGTGTTAAAGTTGAAACACAAGACGACTTGCAGAAGTTAACACATTGCATAAAAGATAGTCTTACATCTCTGGCAGTAATAAACGAACGGCTAAACGAAATTGCCCTTGAAAACTTTTGCAAGGAATTCGGCGTAGAATATTCGAGCCAAAGGAGCGGTGCAAAATGAGTTTTATCGCATTAGTATTTTTAACATTTGCAGTTTTCGCATTACTATGCACGAGAGGAGCGCATAAAAATGACGTATAAGTTGAGCGATCAGGAAACGGTTATACATTATCAGCATGATACAGGCGAATGGCGTTTATACACAAATGTACGAAAGCATATTAATAAATACAAAAGCTTAGTGAAAAATCCCCGGTTGGTACAGGAAAATGAACGCATAATTTCGTTAGAAGGCGAACTTCCCGACGTAGTTGTGTCGGTGTATAAAAAACGCAAATTAGACGAAAAAACCCGCAAGGCGATGGGAGAAAAATTAAAAGCGAATCGAGGTCAGTAAAATGGAAATTAATTTAATGCGGTTAGAAACACGAACTTACAATATAAACGCAGAAGCATTATATAAGATTTTAAAAAAATATTACGAAACTTTTGTACCCCACGGTTGTAGCATACACCTTGAAGGCGGTCGAGCTGTAATAAGAGATAGTTATGAGCGCAGTTCTTGCACAGTAGAACAATATGAAATGTTGAACGCATTGAATAACTTTCTCAACCACCTTAAATCGGAGGTCGAGCATGAGAAAAAAAGACGTTTCTGAATGGAATACGAAGGATTTCACTAAATACCTTCAAGAAGAGCATTTGCGCCGATATGGTATTGAATACCAGCCGTTTGGCAAGTGGGCGGTAGAGCAGGGGCATGTTGGGCGCATAATCGGCACCACAAAAAAAGAGGGCACACATTCAAAAGAATTTTTAAAAGACTTCATTGACGCCTGTTTTAATGAATATAAACCGACTGCGCTGTATCCCGGAATTAGCTTCGGCTTCATGCTGACTTATAAAAAGCAAACTTGGCAGCGTGTAGAGCTGGCATATCTTAAGAAGGCAAGCGTTGCGACTGCGGAGTCGCCCGCGGATTGGGACGAGGTGGCAAAATGGCTCTAAAATCCTTTAAACAGCTCGATAAGCTTAGCCCAACGAGCACCGTAAAAGTGCTGCTTGAGTCACGCGAAAAGGTCGCAAATGTGCCCGCGGATTATAGGTTCGCTACTTTAAGCGATAGTATTATGCGCAACGCTCAACCGGAAATTTATGCGCTACTTGAACGATATGTTACAACGTTTAGCCAGCGGGGGCACCAAGTAAAATCGCTTTACTTGTGGTCGCAAGCGCCGGGTACAGGCAAAACGACCACCGCAAGCGCATTATTAAATGAATATATAATTGCGGCTGTCAACTCGCACATAAGCGATGGCGTGCGCCCGCCTGAACAACCTGCTTATTTTCTAGACGTCAACGAACTGCAAACATTATATAACGAATTTGCTCGACCTCATGTGCCACCAGAAATTGCAGAACGGTCGGCAAGTCATTATTATGCAAAAGTACAAGCGGCCAAAAAAGCAATGTTCACCGTTTTTGACGACATAGGCGTGCGGTCTGCAACGGACGGGTTTCGAGGCGATTTACATAATATTATAAACGAACGCGTCGCAAATAATCGACCTTCGATTTATACATCGAATTTGGCTATCGAAGAAATGACGCATGTATTCGACGCGAGATTATTTGACAGAATGCGCGATCAGTGCCAAGCGGTCCACTTCGCTGGCGAGTCGCAAAGGGGGAAACGCTAAATTGAACGCTAAAAATAAGAAAAAAAGAACGGAAATAATAAAGCAATTATGTATTGCAGAAGACAACGAAAATAACGCGGAAATTAAGCGTTTAGGAATTGCGTTAATGAGCTTAGAGGACCCCGACGAATTCGATGAACTCCACGACAATACAAGACGCCGAGTTGAATTGACAGTTGACGAGTACCTTGACTACCGCGAAATTTTTACCGACCAGCAAATTGCGGATATTTGCGGGGTGCACGAAAAAACGTTGTATCTATTTCGAAAAAGAAATGGATTAGTAATTCCACGAAAGGAGCATATGAACAAATGAAAAAACACGAAAATTTAGTATTAGGATACTTATTTTTAGCACAAACTACTTTGTTTGTCAGAGTAATCAGCTTCTTGCTGTTAGGTCTTATTTTACTTACGAAATGAGGGTTAAAGAATGAACGTAGAAAATCCGCTAATAGTAGACGATTATTGGGACGATGGCTTCCGACATTGAAAGGAGCGAACAAGTGAATATAAACAACACTATCGAAATTTGCAGACTGAAAAAAATGTTGCAATTTCAGCTCGAAAAAAGAAATGAGTTAGATTTTCAAATTGAAATATTAAAACGGCTAATAGATGAAAGTTACGAAAAAGGTTTAGCAGAAACGCAACAATGGTTAGCGGAGAGGGACGAGGTGCAGACGTGAAAATATTAGACGCTTGTTGCGGTAGTCGGATGTTCTGGTTCGATCGCACAAATAAAAACGTCACTTTTATGGATAATCGAGAATTAGAAACGGAATTATGCGACGGTAGGAAATTAGTTGTAAAGCCTGATGTTGTAGCAGACTTTAGGAGTATGCCATTCGATACTAATACATTTCACTTAGTAGTTTTTGATCCACCGCATTTGCTCAAAGCAGGCGATAAATCATGGTTGGCCAAGAAATATGGGAAGTTGGATTTGCTAACTTGGAGAGATGATATAAGTAAGGGTTTTGAAGAATGTATGCGAGTTTTGAAACCAAATGGCATATTAATTTTCAAATGGAACGAAGACCAAATAAAGCTAAGCGAGATTTTAAAGATAATTGATTTTGAACCGCTTTTCGGTAATAAGCGTTCTAAAACGCACTGGTTAGTTTTTATGAAGGAGGAACAAGCATGAGATTTAAGGAAGGCGAAAACGTACACGTAATTGTAGGCAATGAATTGTTAAGTGGTTGGTACAACGGTAAAGAGTTTGGAACAGGCAACTCTTTAGTGAAAGTTTCTAAGGACAAGATAATAGCTACTAAAGATTGTTTTATTGCAAAAGAAAAGGAACCAGAACTGGTAGTAGTTCCGCAATTTGCCGGCGACTGGATAAATCACTGTAAACAAAGAGAATACGATTTAGCTTGTTTGTTAGACTATGAAGAATCAAACATGCCCGCCGAAACGTGTTCGTGGTTACGTTCTAAAGATAGTAATCAAGAGCTTATAGTGCGAGCTTGGCTAGACGGATACGAAGTTGAGAAAGAACCGCTTTATTATGTACAACTTATTCAAGGGATATGTGGCTATCTCAATGTGCGAAATGACGGAATTCAGTTTTTAAATAGCAGGGGTCAAACTGCTGAGCTTAAAACAAGATTCACAGAAAAAGAAATAAAAGCAATGGATAAAGGTGGCGCTTATTGGCAGTTTGCGGTGCTTGTTGAAGAATTGGAGGAGTAAATATGGAATTATATGCAATAGTTGACGAGGATTTACAGGTTGCTAAACATCGTAGTAAAGGAACTCTAGCAGTGTTTAAAGACTTAGAAATGTTAAAAAAACATGCTTGGAGATATAAAGAGAGTGGAAAATTGTACAAAATTGCGGAGTTAGAACCTATTAACTTCTTTTCTTTTGAGGAAGCGGAGGGTGAAGCATGAGAGAGATTGAGATTTACGGCAACATACACGAAAATCCGGATTTGTTGGAGGTGGCGGAATGAAACATAAAATAGTTCAGGTAGGTTTTCTTGCAGATAAAGGAGAAGAACTTATTAAGCTTCTTGATGACGGATGGAAAATCCTGACAGCTACTTATGTGGGAGATAATATTGAGCAGATGGGTGGGCTTGTACAATACGTACTTCAGAAAGAGGCGGAGGAATGAAGTACCGACAACATGAAACATATTCCTTTCAGTCAAGGCGTTTAAAACGATCTGTAAGAGTGTTACTACTTAAAATCATTAAAAGTTTGAAAGAGGTGGCGAAGTGAAGTATAAAATCACATATTTATCTCAAGAAGTGTACGAAGTTGAAGCTGAGAACGAGGAAGAGACGATACGAATAGCTGAGTTTAACCCTATGTATCGACCAGATGCACATATAAAATTAATTGAAGATGAAAATTTGCTTGATTGCGAATTGATGAAAGAGGTGTCGGAATGAAGAAATTAAACGAACAACAAAAAGCAGAAATGAAAAAATTGGCAGATTTAATTATCGAAAACCCTGATTTACCAGTTGTTACGATGACGGATAACTTTGACGATAAGGGGACTAGCGTTTGGACAGCAGGCTGTTCCTGCGAAGTAAGTATTGATTACATTTATAGTCCTAAACAACGTGATTTGCTTTCAGGTCCTAAAGATGATAGACCATATGTTAAAAGTTTTGATTATTATGAAGCAATAGAAGAAATGAGTGAAAGGATCCATCCTCATGACGACACGAGTAGACCAGAGGAAATTTGGAATAGTCTTGATTGGATAAAAGTCATTTTAGTGTATTCGGGTCAATTAGAAAAAGTAGATGATGTCTATAAAGAACGTTGGGTGGCGGAATGAACGAGGAATGGTTTGAATTTGTGGGATACAGTGAGCCTCGAACGAAATACGTAAACATAGACGACCAATTAAACGAGCTTTCCAAAACACACGAGATTATCGAAGTCCATTTCAGTACGTACTCCTCTTCTGATTGGAACTATCTATCTGGAGGAACCGCTACCGCACTTGTGAGAGCAAGAAAGAGAGAGGTGGCGGAATAAATGGGAGTGAGTATTGATTTATACAGTTATGATTATGAAGCGCTTTTGGAAGGCATTCAAAGCTATACAAAAGCGGAAAATACGGAAGTTATAAGAAAAATACTTCTAATAGGCGGAAATGTCGTAGGTGATAAATATATCATTTTAAACAATGAACTCTGGGAAGATAACAGTTCATATTACAACGTTCCGAACGCTTTAGAGCGTTTGTATAAAGTTGATGATGTCTTTGGAAAAATCTTCTGTACTTTTGATGATAGGTTCGGCAGAGAGACGCTAATTAATGGTTGTGATACCCCAGAAGAAATATTAGAAGAGGTGATGGATGACGACATTTAAACCGAGAAACATCCTAAGTTGGCGCAGTGGATTGCCTTACGATAATACGAGATTTTCAATAGGTAGACCTCCAGCAGGCGGACAACATAGTGATGAATGGTATAACGGAGAAATGAATGTAAATGTAATCAGCATTGAATATATACTGCCTAATCCAATCACGGAAAGCACAGGAAACTATATTATCAAGTTGGAAGATGATAGGAGAATTGTTATCTCCGAAGAAATTCCGTCTTTTATTGAGGAGGTGGCGAAATAATGTGTGAGTATTGCAAGGATGACTCTATGATGAATAACGAGTCTTTGCTGAGTTTTGATGAAGAATATAAAGAAACAGGTGTCGTTAGACTAGACAGCAATGGCAACTTAGGAGTTTTCAGCTACTACGGTTTAACAGCTAGGAATATCAATTACTGTCCAGTTTGTGGAAGGAGTTTGGAGGATGAAGAAAAATGAGTTTTAATAAACGTATCGTATACATGAATAAATACAATCAACGTGTCATGGTCAGAAGTGTAGGTATCGGCGACGAGCACGTCGAAATTACAGAAACAACTAACTCTGCCCTTGCCAAATATTTCACTAACAAGAATCATGCTTTGCGTATGTGCGGTTTAATAGACATAACTTTGGGTGTTAATACTAGGTTAGAAGACCGCAAACAGGTGTATATCATAACAAAGGTCAAGAGGGATTGTGACGAATATCTACGAGCTGTCGTGCCGCTTGTTGGTAATTTATCACCTGTAGCAAGTTGGACTAAAGATATAACCGACGCCATAAATTTCACTGATTTCGATAGTATTGCTGTGATGTGTAATTTCGTTGACTCACTTCGCGAAAACGACTATCAACCGAGATGCGGTCATCAGATGTTTTATAAATAGGAGGAACACGAATATGCAATTGGAGGTGCAAAATGACAGAACAAATAATCATCAATGAAGCAAACCGTTTACTTAATTCCTAGGTGTTTCTTCACTGATTCAGACAATAGATTAAATGCAATTTTTGATAAGAAGCTGATAGACGCACTCGTGAAAGTGGAAGCAATCTCTTTAGTATTCTTCCAAACTTTATCATCACGTATATTATCAAGAAATTCGTGACCTTTCCAAGTGATTTTCGACAAGGAAAAAAAGTGGATTTTACCATTAATTATTTTGTGACTAAAGTCAATAAAATCAGCCTCTTTTAATCTGTATAATGTATAGAATAAAACATCATGCCCAAATTCTTTAAAGCAATCAAACTGTTTTAATTCCTCATAATTGAAGTTTTGAAATAAGAAATCTTGTTTATCTTCGATTTCGAGGAGCAGCTTCCGCACACACTCATGGTTTAGTTTCATGTAAATCACCCCCAATAAAAATAATTATATCACATGAAAAAGCATGAATGGAATTTTTATAAAATATAACTTTCAGTAAAATCATCGAATATGACTCGTACTACATGTTTTAATATATTTATGAATTAGACTAAAAATAGACGGAAGTAGGTGACGTATTGAGAAAAATACATGTTGGCGCTGGTGATCTAGTACATGTGAAAGGATACGAAACACTTTATTACATCGACACAATTAATACACACAATATTGAAACGTCCGACGCGACATGGTCCGAAATTGAGCTGGATTTAACTAGCGTGAACGGCGAATATAATTTCGCATACATAGAAGATATTGAACTTGTGTGCCGCGCAAACCACAGTAGCGAATATTTACGCACAGGAGCACTCACAACAGCAATGCTAAAAGCAAATAAGGCATTACCAACACAAAAACAGCAGTCCGCAACAATAGACGAACTTTTAGACATTGCATTAGACTCCCAAAAATTATATAAAATTACCGGTTTAAGCGACTTTCAAGCGCAGGAAAAAGCGGCATATGACCTAATTAAAAATTTAATAGAAATGAGCGAATGAAATGGCAAATAAACAATTTGCGCAATTGCTACTAAATAAAGTAGTAAATGACGCTGATATTTCACCTTTAACAAAATATAATATTCAAGCCAGCGATATGCCCACAAAAGCCGACCGCCAAACTTTCGATTTCATTCACGATTATTACGAAAAAGAAGGCGTTGTGCCGAGTTACGCAACTTTGTCGGCGCAGGTTGAAAACTTCGAATATGTGCCCGAAATCACCGACACTTATGCATATTTAGCGAAGCAGGTCAAGGATTACAGCGGCAAAGTAGCGGTGTTTAAGCTGCTCGAAGACCCATCCATGCAAGCGAAATTTGATGGCATGGAAAGCGCTGAATTTATTGCATACATGCAAAAGGCGTTACATGAAATCGAAGTACAAACGAAAGTGTCGCGGGGGCTAGGCACAGATGTAGTGTTGGACTCTGAGAAGTTTTTGACCGAATATGAAAAGCGCAAGGCTGGCGAAAGTAATAAAATTTGGCACTCTAAGTTTCCGACGGTGGAGCAGGAGCTTGGCGGCTATACAGAAGGAAATACTTACGCATGGTATGGTCGTTCTGGGCGCGGCAAGTCAATTATTACGATGGAAGAAGCGTTGCAGGCGGCGGTCGACGGCGCAAACGTGCTCATTTGGGCGCTGGAAATGCCTTGGTTCGAGTGGATGGCGCGCGCTTACAGTAGTTTGAGCGCCCGACGTAAAATATTTAAGGCGGAAATTGACGGAACTAAATACGAAACTGGGTTTTTTAATCGGAATTTGCAACAAGGCGACTTGCCTGCGGAGTTTGAAGAAGCTTTTCGCGTTTTCGCATTAGAATTGGCGGAGGGGCAACATATAAAAGGCACAATTACATTACGCTCGGTAGATGATGATGACTTTGACCAGCGAAATTTAGCAGCATTGCAAGCAGATATAGAAGCAACAAAAGCGAATGTGGTTGTTATTGATCCGATTTATTACATGGACTTCGAGCAAAATACAAGTAAAACCGCAGGTGGTGACGTAGCAGCTACAAGTAAGAAACTACGGCGACTTGCCGGCAAAATGAAATGCGTAATACATGTTGTCACACAAGCAGAAGAAGAAAAAGAAAAATTTGACGATGGCATTCGCACAATAAGCATTCCGAGCCGTGAGTCCGTCAAAAAATCTAAAGCTATACTGGAAGACGCTGCGGCACTACTAGCGTTCGACTCTGTTGATAACACTGGCGTTATTGAGATAAAAAAGGGGCGTAGTGGCGGCGAAGGAAAGCAGGCGGAGCTTGTGTTTATGCCGAGCTACGGTGTTGTTGAAGAACTTGACTACACAGCCGCACTGGTACGCGAATTTTAGGGGGGATTTATACGGTAGAGATTGAAAAGTGGATTATTGAAACTGACAAAAAGTTAGCTGGAAAAAATTTGGTGTTTTACTACGAATTTGACAATGGCGAGTCATATAGCGACCATCATACCTATGTTACAGGTCCTTATTTTAAAACAATTAAACAAGCATTTGATTATATGTTAGTAAATAGTAGGATGAAACCAAGCATCATAGAGGATCACGAGAACGGAGAGCCGACGTTACTATTTGAAGAAAAGAGCGCCCACGCTTTTACAGCCCGTTGGCTGGCAACTCTTGAATATATGAAATATTGGGCGGATTAGTATAGGAGGTTCTGCAAGTGATTGTTATTGACATAAGTGAAAATGTATTGCATGTAGATATAATCGAGGAGTTGGGTCAATACGACTGGGAGCATGCGCGTTGGACCGAGGGCAAATTAATCGCAGCGAGCCCATTTCGCGAAGATAACCGCCCATCTTTTTTTGTTAATTTGCAAACAGGGGTTTGGTCCGATTCTGGTGCGGTGGATGTCTCGAAAACAAAAGGCAATTTCGTTTGGCTTTTAGCGCTATTAAAGGGCTGGTCATATGGGATGACTGCGGACTGGCTCGAAGAAAAATACGGATATCCGGATTTAGAACAGTTGAAAATAAAACCTGCATTACAAAAGTTAGAAAAGTCAACGGAGATTATTGCGCTAAGTGGCTTTGATGGGCTAGAACCTAGCGAATATTTAGAAAAAAGGGGCCTCACAAAATCAGTTCAACAGCGGTACGGCGTAGGTGGCGATAGTAAAAAGGCGGTAATGCCCTGGCGCACAAAAGATGGCAAGGTAGCAAACGTTAAGTACCGACGTGCAGACAAGAAAGAATTTTGGTATGAGAACGAAGCAACGTCATTAAATGAATTAGTGTTCGGTCTCGATGTTGCTAAACGTGAGCGATCTGCAACCGTTGCAGTATGTGAGGCAGAAATTGACGCAATGAGTTGGTGTTTGCTTGACGCGGATGTGGTTGGTATTGCGGTAGGCAGTAGCGTGATGAGTGAGCAACAAATGGAGCTAATCAAGCGGTTAAATGTTACTAAAATTATTTTAGGTGGCGACAATGATGAAAAAGGTGCGCTTTTAAATAAGCAGGCAAAACATGCGTTTGGCGGACTTTTTCGGTTAGAATATGCAGAGTATGCGCCCTTTAAAGACGCAAATGAAAAATTATTAAATATTTCTAATTAGTGCGTTTACATAATCGCATATATGCGATATAATAAGAAAGTGTTAAGGAGCTGATACAAATTGAAAATGTCAACTAAAATTATTATGACAGAGCACGCAATTAAACGAGCAAAAGAGCGGCTTAAAATACCATCCGACACAGCACCAAGATGGGCGGAGAACAAGTTAAAAGGGAAAGACGCAACTAGAATGACCGGGAAAAATACATATGAATATGAGGTTGACAGCGTAACTTTTGTTGTTACACACAACAATAATAAAGCTATTGTGCGCACATGTTATAAAACTATTGACGACCCTCTAAAGCAAAAAGTAGCGCGCTTTTTAGATAAAGAATTTAACAAAGCAAAGCGAGCATATAATAAAGTCAATAAAGAATTATTAAATACAACTGCGCTTTTATACTCGCAAATAAGCGAGGAAACTGCGAAGCTTGCGCGAACTAAAAATCCGCGTGCAGTTTCGAAAATTAGTAGAAGTTTGCAAAAACTAAATACTGAATTGGAAAAAGTGCAGACTAAACGCAATGAAGCCGAAAAAGAACTTAAAATCATGCGCACGCAAGCAGATAAATTAATTGATATTTAAGCCGGCAAGTTCTACGTCGGCAAAACAGCGTGAACGGTTTGGCTACGATCGTGCTGTTTTGCGGGCGTGGGAAAAGGGTGCACACTTGGTCCGAGGCTCGAACAAAATACATTTCAAAAGGAGTTTTGCAGTTGGCAATTGTTGGAAAAGAAGCTATTTCAGCATTGAGAGGCGCAACACAAGAAGGTGCTGGAAGTAGCGAAAGAAGTACTTTTACATCGTTGAAATCAGGTTCGACATTTTTAGTAAAGGCATTACCGCTTGAAAATATTGCAGCATACGACAGTTACGGAATTTTCAAAAAAGTAAATAGCTTTGAAGCAGAAAAACCAAGCATTAAAAATGCAAGAGGTTACGCTACTGATGAATTAACGCCGTGGGACCTAGCGTCAAAATATTATCAGGACAAGGCGAACGAATTAGTTGAGGCAGGTAAAAGTAAAGAAGACGCTGAGGTTAAACCATTGCGCACAAAAGCGTCGGAGTATCGTTCTAAACGTAAGTATATTGTGCCGTTCATTGATTTAGAGTCTGGCGAAGTAATTTACATAGATTTTACGAAAAATCAAGCGGAAGCTGTTATTTCTGTTATTGAAAAATATGAAGAAAAGGGGCGCCTAGAAACCACACCGCTCGAACTTTCAAAAACAGGTCAAAAAACAGATACGAAAGTTTCATTAACAGCAACGTTTGAAGAAGATTTAAGCGAAACTGCCGCTAAAAACTTCAAGGAATTGACTGCGGAAAATGTAACAGTTAATTTTGAAGGACTTACTTTTATCGCGGATGAAAAAGCGCAAATTGAGTCGCTACTTGCGTCGGGCTTTGACGTTTCTCTAATCGACTTAGAGGCACCTGAAATCGACCCAACAGAGGCGTTTTAATTGGCACATGCGACTTCCATTCGCGGCGAAGTAAGCGAGCTAACCGCTGCTAGCCTACTCTTAACTGAGTTGGGCTGGGAGGTTAGCCGCCCCATTGTCGCAGAGTGTTATGACCTTTTAGGGCGCGACCCCGAAACTGGGGAGTATCACCGCGTGCAAGTAAAAACCGCTCGTCGGCGAGCTGATCGCGAAAATCAACCAGTAATTTATGCAACAAAAAATAGTGGGGAAGCTTACAGTACCAACGAAATAGACTACATAATTGGCATTGAAGGAAGTATTGGTTATTTCTTTGAATGCCGCGGCAAAAAAGAATACTGGTTAAATGAAAATAATAGCGACACAACTGCAACAAAATATATCAAATTAGGAGGCGCGGCAGATTGATTAAGTATAAGATTGCGGACGGCACAACGATAGAGGGCAGTGTTGACGAGGTGCTGACGTTTCTCACACGGATGGCGGCAATTACCACATATTCATGCGATGATGAACTCGAAATTCATGGGCAACCGTTCAAAAAGGTACAGGGTCCCGCTAGGCAAGGCGACTTTATTGTCTATGAAACCGCACCATATGGTTTCTTAACACCAACTATAGCATATTTAGTTAGGTCATCTGGTGTTGATAACGGCGCAATAATCCTGGACGACGACGGTGACGAATACGATACCCGCGGCGATGACTTTAATGTTTACCGTCTAAAAGGCAAAGAGTAAGGGGGTTCCGCATGGCACCGAAAATAAAATTGTCGTTAAACACTGGCACGGATTCTGCCTGTAAGTCGGCGCTGAAAACTGCCGCTGGACGCAAAAAAGGGAGTTTGGAAACGTTAGAAGAGGCGTGGGCTCGCATTGAAGCTTTGAAAAATACGCCGGCAGAGGTTCGCATGATTTCCGAAGTAAAAGCCGCACTAGAAGCCGGAAAAGTTGGACGCGAGCCTGCCGCTGTTGCGAAGGGCAGACGTCTTAGTAAAGCTGAGGTAAAGCTAATTTATCCCGAAGTAAAATCGATTATTCAACAAGAAATACTTGCGGATATGGTCGATAATATGCCAAGCAACTATTGGTTGATTCAGACCGAGGAACAATTTAACAAGCTTTTAAGCCTTTTAGAAAAGGAAGAAATAATGATTTTCGATGTGGAAACGACGGGCACAAACGTCTATCAGGATTACCTCGTGGGTCATGTAGTTGGCTGTTATAGCGCAGATATACACGCATATATTCCAGTGCGGCACGATACAGATGAAACACAGCTAAACGCAGAGTATGTTGCTGAAAAATTAAAGCCATTTTACGAAGATAAGCGGTTAAGAAAAGTTGCGCATAACGGCGGTTTTGATAAAGCGATTTTAGCGAATGACTTAGGCATACAGTTAGAAAATTTATGGTTCGATACTATGCCGGCTATGGTCATGCTGAACGAAAACGAAGCTAGTTTTGCTTTAAAAAATCTTGCAACAGCTTACTTAAAAATTCCGTCGCTAACATATAAAGAACTTTTCGGCAACAAAGGATTTAATGAGGTTAGCGATTTAAAAGTTGCTGGCGCATATGCAATAAAAGATTCCGATTTAACTATGCGCTTAATGAATTTTCAACACAAACATTTAAAACGATTTCCATCCCTCGAAAAGTATTTTTTTGAAGTCGAAATGCCGTTTGTTTCGACCATATTAGATACGGAGTCGACTGGATTTAAAATAGATGAAGCGTATGCAGCTGAATATGCTGAGCGCTTAAAGAAGGAAATTGGCACGCTAGAGAATGAGCTTGTAGAAGCTTTTGACGGCATAAATATCAACAGTCCAGCACAACTTAAACCTGAGCTAGAAAAATTGACGGGTACGAAGCTGGAAAGTGTCGACGCAAAGAAAGTATTAAAACCGCTAGCTGGTCAATTTCCGCTTATTCAAAAATACTTAAAATTCAAAGGGGACGCAAAATTATACAGTACATACATAAGTGTGTTACCGAAGTTAGTCGAAGAAAAAACGGGGAGACTACACCCCAGCTACCGCGCAAACGGCGCAAAGACGGGGCGGCTAAGTAGTAGCGGCGGATTTAATGCGCAAAACTTGCCAGCCGAAGCCCGAAAAATAATTGTTGCACCGGAAAATAAAGTGATTGTTGGGCTCGATTTTGGAAACCAAGAAGGGCGCATTGCTGCGGCGAAGGTCCAAGAACCGTTTTTACTGGACGCGTTCCGGGAAGGAAAAGACCCTTACATCGCCCTTGCAACGATTGCCTATCACAAAGATTACGATGAAATAGACAAAGATAGCGTTGAGCGGAAGCGTGCAAAAACTGGCTTTCTTGCATACATTTATGGCACAGGTGACCGCACAATGGGCGAGCAACTAGGTATATCAAAAGATGAGGCACATGAATTAAAAGAAAAATTAGGGCAACAAATGCCCCGCTTGAAAAAATGGGCACAAGAACAACGTCAATTTGTGAAGCGCAACGGGTTTGTGTGGATTGGCAAAGAGTGCCGCAAAAGGCGTTTACCTGACGCATTGAAAGGAGACTACCGACCGCTTTTACAAAGCACCAATGCGCCGATTCAAGGTGAGGCGGCAATACAGACTAAAATCACAATGAACAAAATGTGCGAAATGTTAGCCGAATGGCGGCAGAACGGGCGCGACTTTAAGCAACTTGCAACCGTTCACGACGAAATACTTGTCGAAGCCCCACTTGACATAACAGAACATGAGCGCGGCATGTTGGTAAATGTGATGACACAGTCTTATTTGCTCGACGGTGTCGAAAATGAAAGCGACGTCGAAATATACATGGAAAGATGGGGCGACGCAGTTCGCTGGCAAGAATTCACGGAGAAAAGGGGCTATTAAATGTCAAAATTAAAACTTGAAAATCGCGATTTAGAGGCGCTGCGAACAGCTGGTAAATTGTCTATCAGCGAAACCGAATCCTATGAAGTAGTTGAGGCGCTTCAAACATACCAAGATTTTAGTAAAGTTAAAGAACGCTTTATTGTACGAAATGTACAAACAAATGAGTTGTTAGAGTTAGTTATTGTAAAAACATTCCGCAACCGAACTGATTTAGTAGGGTGTGTTAGTAGCGCAACGACCAAGCCGTTGACAAATACATTGAAGAAACGGCTGCCTTCGAATAAAGAAAATACCATGATGGTACCTGTTTTACATGATAAGTTAGCACAAGTTAGAAAGGAGCTAGGCGTTTGAGAGTTTTAGGCGGAACTAGTCCGTGTCTTGATTTAAATAAAACACATCACATCGAATTTACCACTTCGGAATTAATTTATATTATTGCATGCTTAGGTGAGGTTACGGACTTTACGTTAAACGAAGCATTGTCAGATACAAGTGTTTTTACCAATAATTTTTCTCAAGTTGTCGGCACTAACTTATACGATGAACTACTTAAGTATGGCTGCAAAGAAAATATAATTAAAAAGGAGTTTTTATTTTGAATAATAAAACCGAGTTTGAAAAGGGTTATGACGAAGGCATTGCCGATGCTGTAGCAGTTGTTACTATTGCAAGAGAAAAGGGCGAAGCAGATTTACGACAAGTGCGATCTTGGATAGAGTTCGCAAAAGAAATTATTAATGAAGAGGACGGCGAAGTTTAATTTTAAATATTCAAAAAGTTGCAGATGAGTTTATTAATTTACTTAACGAATATCACAGCTTACCAGAAATTTGGGACGACAAGCTGGACTCGCAAATTCACAAATGGTATACAAACCCGCCGAAGCTCTGGCCGGAGCGAGGTGTCCCGTACTTTAGCCCATCCTCGAGCGGTAGCAGTCAACACGAATTGTTTATGAAGCAAAATGGTGCGAAACGCGACGTCGGCGGGCAACCACCACACCGAAAGCGCTGGACCACAATTGGAACTGCAACAGGCGACATGATTCAACGCGATTTATTATTTATCGAAAAACACTTCGAAGCGAAGACCGGCAAGAAACCTCCATTTATATTCGAAAAAAATGGCGACGGCACACCGGTGTTTGAGGACTTTGCGAAGAAGTGCACGCCGGTTAGCTACAAAAACCACCGTTTCAATTTATATGGAACTTGCGATGGCATTATGCTTTATACAGATTCCGACGGTAAACAGTATCGCATTGGGCTCGAAATAAAATCGAAGCAAACGACTTATAGCAAGACTAGCGACTATAGTATGCGCGAAGCTGACGAAAAACATATTAAACAAACTGTCGCATACTCGCATATGTACCGCGACATCGACACAGGTGCGCCACTAGATTATTACTTAATTTTATATGTTAATTTAAGTAAGAAAAACTGGTTTCAAACATTCAAAGAAGCGCCTGACCTAAAGTGCTTCGGCATTTCCATCGACGACAATGACCGCAACCAGCTCTTCGAATATTTTGCGGAAGTACTTGACGCAGTCGAGCGGCGGCAGGCTCCCCCATTCGAAATTGATACTTGGACATTCAATAATTTTAAGGACGCAACAGCTAAGTATCTTACCGACGAAGAAGTTGCTGAGGTTCGCACTTATGTGCGCCGAGTTAAAGCTTCGAGCCAACCCGATTATATAAAAACGCAACTTATTGACGCATATGAAGACTTAGTTGAAAGGAGAGGTAAAAATGGCACAAAGTAAAAATATTACCGCATATATCCCCGTCAATATCACGATAGAAATTGGCGAGTTGACCACAAATGAAGAGGTATCTGCAGAGCAACTAGCAAGAAATATTACACCTAACTTTATTCCGTACGAAGATAAGATGTATGTAAAAGTCGATAGGGAGCCGCGAGTTGACGACGTTGTAATAATAAATAAAATGGATGGGCGTGTGGGCAGCTGGGTGCGTCGAGTCGCTGAATTAGCTAAAGATTTAGATAATGATTTTTTCTTTAATATCGCAATAGATGAGCACTTTTATTTTGACAGCTGGGAAGACGAATACCTCGCCGTTTATGAGCCTGTGAAAGAAAGCGGCGAACATGATTAAGCCAGTGCGCATTTTAGCTTTCGACATTTCACTCGGACAGCCGGGCGCTGCCTTAATTGAAGTCCGAAACGGTCAAGCTACCATAATTGACAAAAGTAATATTAAAACGACAACAAAAGACTCCATAGCAGTGCGCACTTCAATCGTGTATGCGTGGGCGGTGCATTTTATTGAGTGCAACCGGGGCAAGGGCTTCGACTTTGTAGTCCGCGAGCTGTTTCAAGGTCGCACGTGGAAGCAGAACGCCCCTGTTTTCGCGGCATGGTCGGCGGTGGACCAAGCGCTTAATGTGTTCGACTTAGTTTATACAGACGAGCCAATCACGCCGGGCACTCACTTTAAAGCTGTTGCCGGAAACGGTAAGGCAACGAAGCAGGAAGTCGCCGATTCAGTGCGTAAATGGACAGCCTTTAAGGGCGAATTTGCCAGCGACGACGAAAGCGACGCATGTTCTCTAGCGCTATATAAAGCGGTTAAGGAAGGATTGATTTAATGAAATATATACATAAAGTTTCACTGTTTTTACTAGTTTGGCTAATGTTTACAGCATTATTTTACATTATTTTGGTCGGCATTGGCTGGCTTGGCACGATTTTCGGCTTAATTGCTGCTATTCCGGTCGAAGCATTCGCACTTGTTGCGGTAGCGGTCGGGTTGCTGTGCGGCTTAGTTGCGCTAACAGATGACGAAGGAGAGTCCTAAAATGAAAAATAGTTATTATATTTTATCGTTGTTTAGCAAAGAAAACTGTAGTCCTTGCATTATGACAAGTCTAGCGCTTCAACAAGTCGAACTACCTGCAAATGTAGTTTTTGAAAAACGTAAATTAGAAATTGATGGCGAAGAAGTTTTTCGCGCATGTGGTGTGCAGTCAACGCCGACCCTTGTTTTATATCGAAGCACCGAAGAGGGGCAAATTATTGAGGTAAGGCGTCATGTAGGCGGCGCAAATGTATCAGCAATTGAGTCACTATTAAGCGACATTTAGGAGGCTAATTATCCAATCAATTATAGCAAGTATTTTAATAACCGCGTCACTGTCCGCCGGAGTCAGTCCGCAAATTCCGGCAAAAGAAACTAGCGAGGTTGCCCAGCAAGTCATGCCAAATGCAGCAAGCTGGCAATCCGACGCCGAAGCAAATGCGGACAAAGCCAAGGAATTAGAGCAACAACTTGCTGAACGCAATCGGGAAATTGAGCGTTTAAAAAAGCAATTAAGCAGCTCGAAGGTTAATGCTGCCCCCAGCATTAAAACAGAGCAAATAGGCGCTAAAACGCATTGGCGAACCGGGGAATTTACGGCATACTATCCGCCAACAGACACTAGTGAGCACGCAATGCAGGGCAACGGGGTTACAGCGAAAGGCGACAACTTACATAAATCGCAAACCTGCGAAGGTTACCAAATTGTTGCAGCACCGCCAGAAATTCCGTTCAATACGAAGCTGGAAATCGAGGTAAATGGCAATGTTATTCGGGCAATTGTGCGCGATCGTGGCGGTGCAATAAAAGGCAGTAAGTTTGATATTGCGTTGTCAGATAAAAGCAGCGCAACCAACTTCGGTAGGCAGTCAGGGAAATGGCGAATTATTAATTAAACAATCGGAATGGAGGTATGGTACGCAATGAACATTTTTATAGATGACTTGCGATTAGCCCCCGAAAAGTATACTCATTCGTTTTTAACAGCCGAGTCCTTTTTATGTTGGTGTGAAGCGCATGATTATCCGACTATCGAGCTTTTATCATTAGACCACGATTTGGGTGACGAATTTATGAATGGTTTTGAGCTGGTTAAACAATTAGTTGAACTACGTATGCCAGTAAAACGTGTGCAATTCCACACTGATAATATGCTAGGGTTCAAAAATATGTACTATTTTTTAAAAAATGCAGCAGAACGTGGGTCTCTGCCAACCATAGAATCCATAGAGAAAAGAAAAATAATATGCATAGATGGCGTAGAATCTATTGCGCCATACATGGTATTGTAGATGACCTACGACAACTTTTTCCGTAAAAAAAGTAATAGAGTATACAACGATTTACTATTCACACGTGACGCCTCATTCAAGGAGTGCCGCGGAAGCGATAAGAAAGCACGGCGAAAATACGAACGTTTATTGCGAAAAAGAGCAGTAAAAAATGAGATGGAGGGTGCCGACGAGTGAAAATATATCACACAGAAACACAAGAAGATTACGATGCGTTACTGGAAAACTTGAAAAACGAGGGATGGACGTGGTTTTTTGGTGAGGCTACTACGCAAGATGACTCGCAGCTTTGGGAACGGTATAAGCAAGATAGTGCTCTATTTGTAGATGAAGAGGGAGTGAGTTATGGGACTCTTTCTTATGCTGAAGATAACTACCCTGATACACCAATTGAAAAATACAAAGTGAAACAAGACGAAGTTTCAAAGTGGTTTGAGAACACCGCAAATGCCATGAAAGCATTTGCATCCAATGGAGTATCTATGAAAAAACAAAATACTGACAACGTAAACAACCCATCACATTACACAGCAGGCGGTATTGAAACACTTGACTACATTAAAGCAAAAGTAAAGGATTATCCGTCATATGCTGTAGGAAACATACTTAAATATGTTTCAAGATACGAGCACAAGAATGGCATTGAGGATTTAAAGAAAGCGCAATTCTATTTGAATGATTTGATTGAATGGATGGAGAGTGATTGAATGTTTAAAACTTTAAGTTCATTTTATTTTTCTATGATTATCATTACCGTATTATTGAGCGCTTTCGGCTTTCTTAGTCTTGCAGAAGCAGAATTTATTTTACTATTAATCATTTCTCTTGTCATGGTTGAGGATATGAATGGGAGTCGTAAATAATGCGGGGATATATTTACACTTCGCCTTTACAGGTGTTGTTAAACTACCAAAAAACCGAATCTTGCGATCTCCGAGGCGCCGACTTTGCCGAAGCAATTGCGGATAAATTAACGCTAGAGCAAGCCATCGCAGAAGCTAAGCTTACAAGTCGCCAGCGCCTGTTTTTATGGGAACGACTTGTAAATGGGCATACGGTCGGCGATATTGAAGAGCTGTATGGCGTAGCCCATGCAACAATTAGCGAACATATTATTATTGCGGCAAAAAAACTAGTACAAGTTTATCGTAAATGGGAAAGGAGCGAAACCTAATCGAAGAAGATACTTGGCGGACAGAGTTAGACAAAGAACTAACCGCGCTATTGAAAATGGCGAAAGCTGGCGAAATTTCACTTAACTGGCGTAAACAGTTCATTGAAGTGGTGACTGATCATTACGATATTAAAGTTGGCGACCCGCTACTAAACCGAATGTCAGACTTACTACTTGCAGAGTACATAGGTAGCACAGAAAGCTGGAAAGGGCGTCAAAAGGACGCGTTTCTTACTGACACAATGTATGAAAAAAGAGTGGAATTAGATACGAAAATTACACATGATTTATTATGACAGAGAAAAAGCGCCTTACTATCGCAGTAAGGCGCTTTTTTTAGTGTATTTAATCAATAAATTTATGCAAAATAAAATCAGAGTTTTCTAGTAGGTAATCGATTGCGTTCAGTACATTGAAGTCCTCCATACCACGAAAGTATTCTTTTAACTGTAACTTGAAATCGGACTCAATTGCGGCATTAATTTTTTTTGTTAACTCGCTTTGGAAAGTATAGTTCAATCGCGGTAGGATATAGGTAAAGTACTTTTGCTTATCGCTATCGTTATCAAATTTGAGGCCTACTTCAAAACGACTTCCATCATATAAATTATTTAGTTTAAAGTCAGTGTCCCTTTCGCCACTTAAAGAAAAAGTCTCCTTAGTATTCTCTACTTGCACATCTATATATAAATCAAATGCGTAATAGTTTAGAATAGGGTCCCCGTAATTGTATGTCAAGATAAAGTTGTTTTCTTTTGGAAATACATTAATTTCAATATTTATGGGTACAAACTCAAAAAAATCTTGTGGAGATATATTGAGATACCTACATAAAGTATCAATTGTTTCCATCTGTATCATTTTACTGTCATTCTGTGCAATTGCTGTAATAGTAGACCTTGAAATACCGGTATCCTTCGCTACACGAGTTATTTTTATATTTCTTTCTGCTAATAATACAGATAAATTATTGTGTATCATAAAATTTCCTCCTTGACACTATAAAAAATAAATGGTATTGTTTTATTAACAAAATGTAGTGTATTCGATACAATTTGATTTACATTAAAGCCGCTTATCACACTACATTTTTACATAAATAACTTAAATTAGAAAGGAAAGATGAAAATGCAAGAATTAATTGCAACGCACCAAAACGAAAGTGGCGACCTTATTGTAAGTGCTCGAGAACTCCACGAATTTTTAGGCGTTAAAACAAAATACAAAGATTGGTTTCCGCGCATGGTGGATTACGGATTTGTTGAAGGCTCCGACTTTATCGGAATCGAATCCGAAGTAGGGGCTCAAAAAAGAGCGCGTACTTATACGCAGAAAGACCACCACATTAAACTGCCAATGGCAAAAGAAATTTCCATGATTCAACGCTCGGAAAAGGGCAAGCAAGCACGACGCTATTTTTTAGCGGTTGAATCCGCTTGGAACTCGCCCGAAATGATTATGAGCCGAGCGCTTGAAATTGCTAACCAACAGCAACAACAAATGTTTTCCCAGCTTGCCGAGCTTGAGCCAAAGGCGCAGTACTACGATTTAGTTCTGCAAAGCCCAACGTTAATTAAAGTCACCGAAATCGCCAAGGACTATGGTTTCTCTGCCCGCCATTTAAACAGCTTATTAAGCGACCAAGGTATCCAGTACAATCTTAGTGGCACTTGGTTCTTACGCCAACAATACGCCGATAAAGGCTACACCCACAGTAAGACATTTACGCGATCAGATGGCGGCACTAATAGTCACACATACTGGACGCAAACCGGACGCCTATTTATTTATGAAACGCTGAAAGCAAGGGGCATTTATCCGCTGCTAGAGCGCCAAAACATCGAACAGGATAGCGAGGTAGCCTACATTGAATCTAAAGCCTAATTTTAAAGAAAAAGACCCATGCAGCAACATGAGTCGAGAAACAGGTTACGCAATAAGCGCAACTCAAAACCAACTCAATTTTATACCAGAATTCCCAAATATGCAACAGTTTTCTGCCGAAGAGCTTTTCGAAGCCGCCTCACTTGTGCACAAAATCCCGCCAGAACTCGCGTCAATCGAGACGCAGGCGCTCATTGGCATTATTGCGGTTGCCCGTCGTCATTTGAGTTGCGTTCGTCCAACCATGCTTTAACCTGCGCTAGATCTTCCGTTGTAGCCATTTTGGTAATAAAACGCTTGGTGGACGACTTTGCAACTCGATAACGCCTATTTTCCGCATTCTTTGCGTCCCAATTGTCCGCCGCACGTCGTTGCGCCGCACTAGTTTTATTTTGTTTCACAGTAGTTCACCGCCTAATTTTCAGCAAGGCTACGAGACAGGCGAGCGTGGTGGCGAGGGCTATACCGGTTGTGACAGTGCTGTGGAAGTAACTAGCAAGCCCGTTGACCGCTATAACCACCAACGCAATGCTTAACACCTGTTTTGTTTGCTTTTTCATAGCGTCGCATGATAGAATTTATTAGAGGGGCAGGCGAGTCATTTCGACCCGCTTGCCAAGTTGTTAACCGTTTTTGTTATCGTTGTTATTCTCGCTAAGCTTTACTAGGGCAATTGCGAGTGTGACAATTTCAAGAACGGTTTTTATGTCCTCTAAAAATCTGCTCACGCTTTCAACTCCTTTCTATATTTATATTATACGTTATAACGTATATATAAGTCAAGCTTTTTATTGTTTATTTTTAACAGTTTTTAACATTGCGCTCAGTTCTGCGCTGGTTAGTTGAAAGAAGAAATGTCTTTCGTCGTTATTAGGGTTGATTTCGATTAAGGTGAATAAATTAGAATTAAGTTCTTCGAGTACGCTAGCTCGGTATTTATTTTCAAATTTATAAATAGTTTGTTCTAAGTCATTAATGCCGATTTTCCTGCTTACTGTAATGTATTCTTTGTAGCTGTTTTCAATTGTTTTCATCATTTTCACTTCTCCTTAAAATTTATTATCCTCTTGCTATACTTATATTATACGTTATAACGTAGATTGAGTCAAGTGTTTTATAAAAAAAACTACGCATGATAACGTAGTTTCATTTGTGCCTATTTAAATATGTCGCCATAATCAGCTTTTAACTTCGCCTGATTTTTTAAGTCGCTGCCCCACAACTGCACATACTGCTTAGTTACTTCGATAGAGCTGTGTCCCAAAAGCGACGCCAAGCTAAACGGGTCAATGCCTGCAAGTACCGCTTGTTTTGCGTAGGTACGTCGGCACATGTGCGGGCTGACATTTTTGTTGACACCGGCGAGGTTTGCAATTGCCTTTAAATGTTCTTGATAAGTGCGCGCTTGCAACCGCTCGTCCTCGATATTAACAAACAGAAATGAAGTCGCAAGTTGTCCACGCACTTTTACATACACCTTCAACCGCGCAATCATATCGTCGGACAAGTACACTATACGCTGACTCAAGTTTTTTGTTTCAGCAATTACAATATAGTCGTCGTGCACATCATCAATTTTAATGTGTAAGCATTCATTAATGCGTATGCCTGTGTCAAGCAGTAGTTGAAAAATAGTTAAGTTTCGAAACGCTCGAAACGTGTTGTTTTTCTTAAACTCGCGCACGATTAACTTTATTTCATTGCGTTCCAACGTGTCGTAGATTTTCCGCCGAACCCTCAGCTTATGCACCTTTTTCGCGACGTCTGTAGCGGTCAGTCCTTGCGCATATAAAAAGTTGTAGAATGCGCGAATACAAGTCAGTTTGCTGTTTATTGTCGTCGTTTTTAACGTTGCCAACCACCGCTCGATGACGCGGTGTATGTCCGGCGCAGTGACGTCGGTAAGCCGCTTTTCAATGCAGAGCTCGGTCAGTGTGCGTCTGAACGTGCGCAACGCTACTTCGTAAAACTCTAGCGTCGACGTGCGTACGTTCTTGATGTACCGCGACTTAATGAATAGCTCAATCGCTTCTGCGTCAGTGTACGTCACACCTTCGCCGAGCAGCGCCAGCTCCTGCTGTGTTAGCTCTTTTTTTCGCAT